ACTTTCCGGAGCTGATCGGCGGCTGGAACACAAAATTGTACACGTGCTGATCGGTGATGTAGTCGTGTTCCTTGGTCAAATATCGTTCCTCGATCAGAAACCGTTCCATCCGGGGCATCCGGCGGACGACCCTCTCTATCCGCTCGCAATACTTTCTCCGTTGAATCTGCTTATCTACGTTGTGGACAGCGATATCCCCTGTCTGGTCGCTGGTAGTACCTGTGTAACCCCGGGGAGATAAGCTGTAGCTTGCCGTCGTGCTCGCCTCCCGCTCCTCCTCATCTTCCGTGAGAAATTTATAATATCTGTATTGTTCCAGCGCGCGCTCCACGGCCTCCTGCGTCTTGCTTCGATCGATTTCCGGGAGAAAGCTTAATTGCTCCAAACGCGCTCACCTCCATCGTAGGGGATACCCCGGCCGAAGCCGGGGCGGGCAATCAATACGGCAAAACATCCGATTCGGAATCAACTCCAGCCATAGGGTCATCTTCTTCGCCGAAATCAAGTTTTGCCTGGTTAGGATCATCCACCTCAACCGTTCCGTCCGGGTTGATTTTCCCTCTCAAACCCTCGCGATACTTCTTCTGATGTTCTTCAAACTCTTCCAGCGTTTCATCCGATTCGGTGATCGTCAGCACGACATCATGACCAGCCTTTTTGTAAAATTCGAATGATTTCTCAGCAGACGAATCTCCCTTTACCTCGAAGTCGAGAACTGTCTTTTTGGCATCTTTTGAGGATTTCTTGAACTCAGCAGTAAGCTGCTGCTCAACCCCCTCGATGCTCAGAATGACCACAGATCGTGTCATCTCGGTAAGCTCTGGCTTATGTTCATCGTCACCCTTAACGTAAAATTGCACTTGCTCCTTTTTTGAATCCTTCGTTTGTTTGTTAAAGCATGCTTTGATTGTGATAGACATTTTAATTTCACCTCTCGGAAATGGTTTATTGAATAATTTCAGTTGGATTGGACCGGCTCGTCAGCAATGAAGAAGTTTCCCCAGTCATCTCTTTGCAATTTACCTTCGGCTGCAGGACGGACCTTTAGCTCCTCACCGCATTCGTGACAAGAAACTTTCGTTTCATCCTCGGTAATGTAATGGTTTCCTTTGTGTTTGCAGTCTGGATTCTTACACCAGTACCGGCAGCGGTAATGGGGGACACCTTCCTTGTACTTAATCCCCGTCTTGTAGTGGTCTGGCACCGAATCAGTGGGCTGATGTTCCGCCTTTAATGACTTGCTAACCAATTCACCAATAGGCGTTTCTAACGTCCTGCTCGAGCCAATCAACGGCGGCTTAACTATTTGAAGATTGGCTTTCGGCTCTGGATTTTCAGCCACCGGAACGTCGATTTTCTTCTTCTCAGCAAGCGGCAACTCCGGAGCCTTGGAGGCAGGTGCCTTTTTAACGGGCGGTGACTCAGTACTCTGTGGAATGGGCGGCTTGGAAGTGTTCGGCTTAACACCAAACACCTGCATAAATCCCTCGATGATATGCTGTTTATTTTCCGGAGTAGCAGAATCAATTTCCAACTCCCCACTACCTGCCTCTGTTTGGATGTTTATTCTCAACCAACTCATAGCTCAATTCTCCTTTCTATCGATTCATCACGATAATTGCGATTGCTACGATCGCCGCGCAGCATATCATGGCCAGATTCTGAGCGAATGATTTATTTCGGTCTCCCTCAGCTATGGTTCCAAGAAACGACACGCCGGCGATAATGGATAAAAAGATGATCACCTTAATACTCGCCTCCCCGTTTCCGGTACTTGCGACTCTTAGAGGATAGCTGCGGCGCCGTTGTGTTCAGATGACTTTCGATGATCTTCTTAGGTGGCGGCCCGTCCGCTCCGATCTTTTTACAATGCTCCGCGATTTGCTCTGGCGTCCAAAACTCACGCTTAAGCCCCTTGTCATACATCAGGATCACCTCAATACCCGCTTGACTGACGCTCATGGTTAACAGCGTTCTTAGCGGCGTAGGCGTCGGCGATCTGTTCGAATGTAAAACCAAGACGTTGTTCACCGAGCGAATAGAAGACTGCCATGGCTCCGCGGAAAAAATTTCTTTGCTGCTTTTTGAAGTCCTCAGGCCACTCATATAAAAATTCGTGTCCCATGATCATCCCGACATTGTGCAAAAGCTCAGTAAACAAAACTGTTGTTTCCCCTTCGATCGTATCGTCCGGGATGTAAAGATCATCCGCCGGTAAATCCAACTGCCGCGCGATACTCAAGAAAAAGTGCAAGCAGTCTACGTATTCCTCCAGAAGCGGATAGGTCACATGCTCAAACGCTTCACCCGTTCCGTCTTCCTTATCCCGAAAAGCAATGGACCGTTTTTCATATCTGGGCTCCCGATCATTGCTCCAATGCTTAAACCCGCGCCATTCGTTTGCCAGCTCGCAGATCTCGACCTGCAAGGCCAGTACCGTATTTGGCAACAAGTCCTGACCTTCCAGCCCTTTCTCCCGGATGATCCTGGCGTCGAGCTGCTTTTGCATTTCGTACATTTGTTCAAGGGTAAGTGCCATTTATATCAATCCCTTCTATTTCGCTATTTTTTTCGAACTACGAACTATACCTGCTTTTCAAAATTGATTCGATGGCTTTTATTGCTTCTAAAGGGTTATTGGTCATCTCAACAGCATCGATTAACTTTCCCATTACTCTCTTACCTCCTTGAGTTCGTCTTTAAGTGCATCAGCACATCTAGCACAGAGATAAAAGCTGTTATTAGTTCCATACTTGATTTCAACCGCATAATGTGAGAATCTAAAGCAGTTATGACATGTGCAGGAATTTTGTTCTGTTACTTCCATCCTTGTATACCTCCTATACCCTGGCCCCCTAAATGTAGGCCGGGGGTGTTAGTGTGTTGTTTTTCGGATTGTGCATTAATCAAATGCTAATTCGAGTTGTTTTTCCGATGGTTCGTATCCGCTGCAATACGTAGGATCGTCCGCTCGCCCGTACAAAGGCCTCCCTGTTTCGAGCCTATAGTAACAAGCTGTGATCTTTACTCCATTTGCCATCATCTCACGGTTGTAGTAACAGCTCTCGCATTTAGCCATACATTCACTCCTTCGCTATTTGTGTCTACACGGCACTTACGCCGTAACGCCGATACAGATCGACGAAATGTCTGAAGCTTACCATCTTGCTCGTTCCGTCGCTTTTATGGATGTAGATCCGGTCCTCCTGCTCGTTGATCACATCGACGATCCATGTGATCGGCAGATTATTGAGAAACTGGAACGTATAGCTTTCACCAGGACGTACGATTAGAGCTGACGCTTTATTGGTCTTTTCCACGGTTTTATTCCTCCTCCCCATCATCATCCAACCGGATTGCAACCGTACATTTTTCCGGATTCTTACTTTTTTCAATTCTTCGTATGTTAACTGGCGTCGTGAGCCAGTAAATGTATCTTGGAGTAACCCCGAGCTTTGCCGCGCATTCTTCTGCCGTGCCCAAGACCAGTAAATCGTCGCCCTTATATACTGCAAACTCCGGTTTACCTTTCATTGCTCCCTTCCCTCCCTAATTTTGATAAAACATCAAAACAACGTCATCTGCTCCACCTGCTGCGGCACCCGCGCCACCGCGAAGCGATCCCAATTCGCCGCCGGCCATGCCCCGGCCACGTCTGGATGTCGGAAGTACACTACCTCCAGCCCATCCGGGATCACGACTCGGGCGACAAAGCGGGCCGGTCCGTCAAGTATGGTGGTCAAATCGTGCGTCCAGTCACCGGGCTGAGCTGCCTGGATACCAGCCAGCAGCGTCATGCATTCGTCGTGGGTGAGATGACTCACAGTGCTCCTCCTCTTTCGGTCCATTAGTGAACCACCGCCGGTGCTCGCTCTTCGTCCGCAGGAGAAACCCAAACTGGATCGAAGGATAACCGGAACGTGATCCCGGCCTCTGCCTCCGCAGCTGCCAGCAAAATCACGTTGCCCATTTCTTCCTGCGCGTCAGGCGGAACGGCATTTCCGATGTATTCCCGGGCCTTGGCGTCGTTACAGCCTTCCAACTGAAATGGACGACCATCCGGAAGATATCGAGGGAAGCTTTGCAACATGGCCAATTCGTAGGTTGTAAGCGGGCGGTGCCAGGTACCGTCCAACGCCCGGATGATCCAAACGCCCCGGTCATTATCCGCCGGTATTGGACGAGGATCAGCTACCGCCGCAGCACCTGCGTGTACGTCTGCGCTTCCAATTACCGTCTTGGCCGACCGATCCCATTCTTGAACCCCGAGCGTATCGGCGCGAGGCGCGCTCTTTATGGATGGATCAGCTATCAACTGAGCGCCGCTTTGTACATCAGCGCATCCTGTAATTGTCGCAGCTGGCTCCTCGGAATCTTGGACCCGAAATTTGTATGTGTGTCGGCCGGGGCTTTCCGATATACGAGGGTCGCTGATACTGGCTGCCGACTGCATCACCCGATTATTGGAGCGAATCGTTTTTGACGTAGAATCCCATTCTTGTACACCGTAACTATCTGGCATGAGTTTCGTATTAAGGGCAGGATCAGCAACTGCAATCGCACCGCTCCCCAGCCGAGTTCCGGTGACACAAGGAGCTGGCTCCTCAGTCCGGACAATCCTGTACTGTGCAGGGTGCCTATTTGATCGTTCCGGTAGCGTCGGATCAGATATGCAAGCTGCTCCTTGGAACGGGCCAGGAACGCCCGTCACACACCCGCCAGGCTGCTCACTCGGTTGTATACGCAAGATGTTCGTTTTGCCACTTTCTCCAAGATTGAGCCGCGGATCAGATACCGCTGCGACGCCGTTACTCCTTCCAGGACCGGCCGTGCTGGTAACAGCTCTGGCCGTTTCGCCCCAATCGGTTACCTCGTAAGCGCCGCGCCGCGGCTCATGGACCACCCGGAGGTTTTGATAGTCCACCTTGTTAAGATCACGCCAATCACCGCCTGCAGGAATAAGCGCCAAACGCATCCACGTTTTCCACTGGAGCCGCTGAAGTCTATGCAACGGGCCACCTGCTTCCGTATCTCCTGGAGCTGGCAGCGGTCCGATTACATCACCGATCGAGCGGAGTGGTTTTCGCTCAGGGTAGTAAATCACGTTAGGGATTTGTGCCTCATGACGAGCCATGATCAGGAAACGAACCCGATTTTGCCCGAGTCCACCGATCTCTCCTAGGTTGTGATCCGCCCGTATGCTCACCGCGTACCCATATTTTTTGAGCAGCTTTTTGATCTGCTGAAGAAGCGACTTCCCCCGCGTGGTTATCCGCGGCACATTCTCCAGTTGAATGACCGCCGGCACGCTTCCACCGTATTCATCGCATGCTCTCAGCGTCAGCTCCAAACCGTGAACGGTAAGGTAATTGAGAGCCTGGTATTTCTCCGTTTCAGCCTTTCCTTGCGGTAATAACCCGCTCAATCCCTTGCAGGGTGGTGATAGAAAGAGGAAAAACGGAACCTGTTGTTTGAATGCTTGCCAGATATCCCATGGCGTCATCTCCCGCCAATCCGCCGGCGGTTCATGGCCGTGCCAGGCTTCATACTGCCAACGCTTGAAGAGGTCCATGCATACCGATGTCTTCTCTCCGGTTATAAGATCATGATTATGGCAAGCCACAGGGTCGCTGTCGATTGCACATAGTACCTTGAATTTGTATACCTTCCCACCAAATTCAATCATTGAGCGGAGTGCTCCGGCGGTGGCTCCGCCGATTCCCGCGAACAGAAATGCTGACGTTTTGTATTGGATATTCTCTGCTAACTGCAAGTTGTTCCCTCCTCTCAGACATCAAATAAGAACTGTTGTTCTGCTAAATGGGTGTGACCGTCCGCCGCCGCGGGCTTCCCGCGCCGTTTGTTCGTTTTCGGTTTGGATTTCTTCTGCTTTTTGACCGTGCTCGGGTCGATGATTGCCATTATGACTTCCTGCTGGTATGGCGGGTAATCTTCGAGATGTGAGGCATAACATTTAACCTCATGCACAGCTTTGGCGATCCTGGCCAAAACATAGGCATCGGCTATGTTGTCGGTTGGCGGCCTATATCCCCATCGCATTTCCACCTGTTCCATGACCAACTTTTTGACCGCTTTCCCGGTAAGTCGCCGCTTCTTACCTGGCCTATCCGGATCAGGCTCCCACTCGGAAACATCCACGAATTTCTTAAGTTGGCTCGGCCGTGGGGAGATGAATGCTCCAACTTTCCTGTCAGTCGCCATCCGGGCCGCCCAGTTGCATCCGCTGGAAACCTTGTTCGTGTCCTGGGCATCGAGCGCGAAGCCCTCAATAGCCACTAGATCATCCTCATATAGGTGCCGCCATATCTCATCATGCAAGGTACGGATCATGTGCGGAGTGTCCGATTTTACCCCGGTTAATTCCTTCGCCCGAAGAACGTTCCCCTTTTCATCTAAGGCGACAAAGCCGGTATTCGTCGCCGGGTCGATTCCCACAAAACGCGTCATACACCAGTCCGATACGGCAGGATCAGATTGAGTTTGTCGCTGCTGCCGCCCCCCTGCGGCCGGATGATGATCGGACTCATAGGTCCCGTAAATCCGATGTGTAGATGATCGCTGTCCGTGGCCTTCAGCGCATCCAGCATGTATTTGGAATTGAACGAGATTTTGATCGGGTCGCCGGTGAATTTGTCTGCATCAATCTGCTCAACCACCTTGCCGACCCCATCTGATGTTGATTCGATCCGCACTGCGCCCTCCGCATCAACCTCCAACCGTACGATGTTAGTCTTTACTTCCCGGGCCAGTAAGTGGGCCCGATCGATCGAGTCCGCGAATGCTTTTGTGCTAACTTCCAACTCCGATTGAAACGTTGTCGGAATGATCTTCGACGTATCCGGGTAGTTGCCGTCTAGCACGCGAGAGAAGAAATTAACCCGTCCAGCGCGGAACAATACCTGACTGGTGCCAACTGAGATTTGAACCTCTTCATCGTCGCTAATGATCTTGGCCAGATCGTTCAGCGTCCGGGCCGTAATGACCACGTTGTGGAAACTGATCTCCTGATCGGCAGCTCCATCAACTGCAACGCGGGCCAGCCGGTGTCGATCTGTCGCGGTCAGCTGCAGCCGGCCGGCGGATAACTCCCAAAGGACCCCGGTCAGAATCGGGGAGGTTTCGCTGGTGGAAACCGCGAACGCCGTTGACCTGATCAACTCCTTGAGCTCGTCTCCTTGCAGCGATAACGTCGGGTCCTCGTCCCCAATCGGGGTCGCCGGGAACTCCTCCGGGTCCATTCCGACCAAATTCAGCTTCGTTTTACCCGAGGTGATCAGGGTGGTGAAGCCTGGTTGAACCTCGATGTCCACCGTCTCTTTTGGCAACTTCTTGATGATCTCGACGAAGAACTTGGCCGGGAGGACGACGCTACCGCTTTCGTGTACTGTCACAACCCCATCCTCCACCGGAATCTCCGCGCGGATTGTGGTGTCAATGTCGCTGGCCGTGAGCTTGACGCCCTCTGTCCGAAATACGTCCAGTTTTACGCCAGTTAGGATCGGTACTGTGGCCCTTCCACTGATCGCCTTGGACACATGCTGCAGGGCCTCATGCAGCTCTTGCTTGGAAATAGTTATCTTCACGTCCATTCCTCCCTTTCTAGCCGTTCAATCTCCTGTCTCAAATACTTCTTCTTGCGAATAATCCATCCCATAAACCGCCACAACCATTGACGGATCTTCATGACCTCCGCTCCTTTCAATCGTCATCATCCAGCCAGTCGGCAATGCCTTTTTTTCGCGGTTCCGGCTTGCTTGACGGGGCTGCTGCAGAAGGTTTCGCCGCCGTTTCCGCCGCGGGTGCGGTTTCAGGCGGTGATGTTGGAGGCGGATCGGTCTCGAGAAAGTCATGAGCCGAATCATATTCGCCCTCAAACTCCTGAAACTCCCACCCAAGGATGCGAAACTGCTCTCGTAGCCCCGGGTATTTCTGCACCAACCTGCCGCGCCGATACCGCTCAATCAATTCACAAGTGCGGTCATAAATCGCCATTTTCCGCTTGCGTTCCTCCGGTGTCATTCCACTAAGTGGGTCATCCAATTCGGCCGCAAGCTTGAATTTTTCGTATTCTGCCTTGCGAAATACCTCATCGTTTTCGATTTCTCGTCTGCTCATACTCCTGCACCTTCTCCCGCAGCCTTGCTTTATCATCCTCGCTAAGATTCGTAAACCGCCCGTTTTTGCGGTTAAAAAACATCTGAATCATTCCTGTCCCAATCTTCCGGCCCTTCGCTACTATCAGCTCGATTATGCCTTTCCAAGGGGTATCCGGGTAATAGTAGTCATCTCGATACAGGAAGATGATCACATCAGCATCAAATTCGATGTTCCCGGATTCCCGGAGGTCGGACATCATCGGGCGCTTGTCGTTTCGTTCTTCGCATTTGCGGCCAACCGAGCTGATTGCGACTACCGGGATGTCAAAGGTGCGAGCCATCTTCTTCAGCTGCTTCGATACGTAATTCACCCGATCGGCGGTCTGGCTGAACTTCTTCTCTGTTTCGATTAGCTGCAGGTAATCGATATAGACGATCAAGTTGGCATGCTTCTTCTTCATCGCTTTCGTTTGGCGCCAGATGTATTCGACGGTCATTCCGGGCGTATCGTCGATGTAGATGGGAAGTTGATCTAGTATTTCAAGCGCTTTGCTGTAACTGTCCCAATCGTTCTCAGTTAAGCGCCCCTTCTGAACCTTCTTCGCGTCGATGCCGCTGATATCGCAAATGTATCGCTCAGCCACATCCTTTGCCGGCATCTCGCCGGAGAACAACACTGTTGTCCAACCGGACATTGCTGCCGATTTCGAATCATTGACCACGAATGCTGTTTTACCGATACTTGGCCGTGCTCCTATGATGGTAAGGTCCTGTTTCTGATGACCGCCCCCCATCTCATTCAGCTCGACACTCGTCGTCCGAGCCCCGTTCATTCCACTTCTGGATCCGCGGGCCATAATCTCTTGGGGATGGCCTTCCAAAACATCTGGAATCCACTTCATTCCGTCCACTATTCCCTGATTTTTGAGCTCCTGCAGACGTTCCATTTGTTCCTTGATCTGACCCAGATCAACGTCTCCACCTGATAGGGCCGCTTGTAAGGCTGCCGTCGCTTGCCGTTGGATGCTTGCCTCCCGCACAATTCGCTGGTACTGATCAAAATTCGCAGTACTCGGGACGGAGCTTCTCAGACGCATTAAGTACGAGAGGCCCCCGATTTTTTCGAGGTTCTTTCCCCAATGCTCCGCCAGAACCAACGGATCGAACGGGTCTTTCACGCCCGGCCTTTCAGCGAGATTCTCGTACGCCCATCGGAGAGCATTCATTACGGTCCCGTTTGGTCCTTCCGGATCGAAATCATCCGGTGACAAGTAACAATCGTCCATCAGCTCGGACTTCTTGAGGAGCGCCCCCAACACCGCCTGTTCTGCATCAAGACTCATTGCCGTTCACCCTCCGTTTCTTCACGAGGCGCTCGAGCCGTTCGCGGATATGATCAGGCATGGGTACAGCGTGTTCGTTGTAGGCTTGAAGGGCCAACTGTTCTTGTTGTTCTTCGAGCCGCACTAGGTCGTAATATGAACGTTCCTCTTCCGGAGCCTGAACAATCTCTGAGATCGTGGGAGCGTATTTACTCGTCCGGATGTGATGAGCCAGGCGCTGCTGGGCAGTATCGTAATCGATGTCCTGTAACATCGTGTGCCACAGCCGGGTGCCGGCCTCCGTAACCTCAAAGAAGGGATAAGCGGTCTTGATCATCATAAGAAACTTTGCTGCTTCCGTTTGCTTCACGAGCCGCCCCCTCCTCATAGAACTGATTTAGGATGTCGAGCTCTTCCTTATTGCGCTGAGCCATTGGTTTAAAGCGCGCCTTGGCTCTCTCCAGGTCCTTCTTGATCCAAACGCGTAGAGTTTTGTTATGGTCCTTCTTATGCTGAGATGGCTTTTTGTTTGATTGCCATTCATCGAGTGCTTCGATGGTATCATCCACTCGCTGCTTTCCAAATTCTGCACACAGCTTTTCGTATTGCTCGAGAGTAAGAAATACGGTGTCGTGAAATTTAAGTTTTTTTGGAGATTCAGACATATATATATCTCCTTTCTTTATATATTTTCTTTTTTCTTTCTTGGGGGGAGAATTGTCTACCACTATTGGGGGAGAATTGTCTACCATTATGGTGGAGGATCGTCCACCACTAGCTTTTTTACTTAATGGTGGAGAATTGTCTACCGGTAGCCACTCCTCATAATTCTTGTTGAAGGAGAGGGACCGTGGTCTTGGCCCCTTCCCTTCTTTGGTAACAAGAACGACTCTCCTCTCAATCAGCTTGTTCAATTCTTCCTTCACTCCGGATAGATCAGCACCGACAGCTTTTGCGATAAATCCAGTTGCCAGTTGATGTTCTTTCCGTTTGAATCCGTAGGTGTACCGCCATATAACCAGGATGATTGCATATTGAGTTCCGTTGAATTTGTGTAGTGCAGCTTGTTCTAACAATTCATTCGCAAGCTGTGTGTAACCATCCTCAAGTTGCGGGTTTGCCATACCTCCTCACCAACGTTCAGGTTAATTGCTTTGCATGCTCCACGATCTGGTCGGCGAGCTGTCGGATTTCCGCTTCGTAACCGGCATCAGTTTCGGATGAGTTGTACCACTCATCAATTAAAGCCGCGACCTTTTCCTTCAGACGATCCTCCGCCGTTTTCTCAATGGTGTAGCCATTGACCAAAACCTCCAAAAGCACCTGCCTGCCTCGCACGGATGCGAATTCCACTAACTGATTAGGAAACTCCCCTCTATCCGGGTCCATTGTGCTTTCGTACATATCTGCTGCTGTCCATCCCATCTTGCTCAGGGTTTCAATGGCGTTAGCTACACGCCGCGGCACTTCAATCTTCTTCCGCATCTGGTTCAATTCATTTTGCAAATCCACGATATTCTGGGCGTACTTGGCCAGATCATCAATCGCTTTGTCCCGCTGCCGCAAGACCTCGTTGTACTCGGATTCGGTATAAGTGCGTATTTTGGGAAGCTCCATTGCATTTTCGAATGGAATGATAGTCCCGGAGAATTTGCCTTCAATGATTTGGTAGTTCGGAAACAAATCAATGAGAGTACCATCCCGATTAAGTTTCCTAGCCTCATGAATACTGCCAACAGGAGGAAAACAAGAGGAATCAGATTTTACGATCTTGATTTTTATCACGCTAAACCACCTCCAGAAAATAATCTCGTTTATTGATCAATCCCTTTTCGAATAACGCCATCCGTACTGCCTGCGACGCGAGCTCCGGCGTATTGTTCGTGCTGCTCAAATGGGTCAGGTAAATCCGTTCTCCACGGCCTTTTATCAGCCTCTTAAGCGCAGCCGCCGTCTGTTCATTACTCAAGTGGCCGCGATACGGGTCGGCGATCCGGTCCTTGAGGTAATCATCATAAGGGCCATCCCGCAACATGTCCGGGTCGTGGTTTGCCTCAATGATGTAGATGTTCCCCTCCATCATCCCGAGCATCTCGTCATCAACCTGTCCGGTATCGAATACCACGCACGCGCGGTTCCCAATGTCGTCCTCGACCGCGTAGCCGACTGGCTCGTAGGTGTTGTGATAGGTCCGAAAGGGGCGGACCGTCAGATCACCAATCCGAACGGGCTCGTATTTGCCCCAGCGCGTTTCCAGCACCCGGCGCAACTCATCATCCACACCGGAGATACCTTTCCATTCGCCGTCCGTGGCCCATACCGGGATACGGTACTTCTTGGCCAGTGTCAGTCCGCGGATATGATCGCCGTGAGCGTGGGTGATAAATACGGCTTGGATATCCGTCGCGGCGTTGATCCCTCTGGCCAGCAAACGCTTTTCCAGGTCCCGCCTCCACTTACCGGCGTCGATCAGGATCCCGGTGCCGCCGCTTTTGAGGTGGATGCAGTTACCGTCCGAACCGGTTGCTAGGATCTCGACTTTCATATCGATCTCTCCCTTTTGATTCGTTCCTGCCAGCTTCTATCAAATTCGCATCCCTTTGCCGGCCATTCGTAATACCTACGGCCAAGCACAAAGGAGACAAACAGATCAGTTTCGGCCTCGTAATACACGCCGTTCAGCACTTCCCCGGCCGGATCCGGCGGCGGATTTAAATCAGCGCCGCCGAACAGGTCGAGTTGTACGACATCACAATGGGAGCTCATCTTGCTCAGCCTGCCGCTTCTCGGCGATATGAAGGTCCATCACCTTCAGGAGAGCCTTCACTTCTTCAAGCGTCGGTGTTTCGCTTTTGAATTTGCCGTACTGGTCGGTGTATTCTTGCATAGCTTCAGGCGTCGTGATCCCCAATGCGACAAAGTTCTTTTTCATCTGGACCTTGCATTTTTTCAGTTCAGCTTCATCGTCTGGATTCGCCGCATTCTCTGGTTCAGCGGGAGGCGGCGTTTTAGTGGCTGCTGTAGCAGCGTTCGCTTCAGCGGTGATATCGCGGCGCTGTGGTTCCGATTCAGTCAATGTTGAACCATTTCCGGGAACTTCATCCTCGTTGATATCAATTCCAAATTGCCCCTTCAAAGCCCGTTTCGCTACGTGCTTCTTGAACATGTCGGCCGTGTACTTGGTCCACATCGTTTTTTGGTTAGGAATTGGGCTATTTAAGAAATGTTCGACTTCGCTCCAATCCATCAATACAGTGAATGGAGGGAACCCCTTACGGTAAGCGATCGCATATGCCCCGATAATTTTCCCGCGCGGGAATCCTATCTCATGTTCCACGATGGTCCATTCATCTTCACGCTCGCCTGTTTTTTCGTTGTACACCGTGGACTTTTTGGCTTTGAACGCGTCGTTCTCACATACTACCTGGGCGTCATAACCGCTGTATCCTTCGTGCTGTTTAGCGAGGTAAGCAACCCCCTCGATCCCGATTTGGAGCGACATCTTGCCTTGATAGACAATCGCATAAATGTGGTTTAAGAAAGGATTAAGGCCAGAGGCGTGTGCCGTCCGTAAAAACAATTGAAATTGAGCATCTGTCGTTCCTGCGGCGAGTGTTTCCTTCATCGTTTGAATATCTTCTACGCTCCAATTTCCAACCGTAACCAATTGATTTGCACTTGCCATTTGAATGAGTACCTCCTAAATGAAAATGATTTTTTCGGTACCGGTATAGCGATGCGTTAGGACCAACCGCTCCGGCAACGACTTGCATACGAGCCAGTTTTCAGGGTTTAAGCCGGCTTCTTTGATGATAATTTTCTGGCGCCGGGTGGGGTTCTTGCCCTGCTTCATGAGATATCCTCCGTTTCGATCGTAAGTTCACGATCTTCGACCGCTCGGGCCGTGATCAACTGACCATAAACTGCCACCCTACCCGTGTACTCCCCGATCCCGTCGATAAAGGTCGGGACGATCAGGCCGGATTGCTTGTACAGCACTTCCGTGAGCTCGAGCCCTGCGGCAATTTTTTCGCCAGTGGAGAGAGTTGCGTAATCCTTGCCGTCCATTTGGATCGAAAAGTCCGGCTCGTACTCGCCCGTGGTCTTGACATATTTGAATAGCCGAATTTTTAACCGTTCGAATAGAGACTGGACTTTTTCAGCCTGGAGTTCGGCCTCCTTGGCCCGGTACGCTTTGATCGCGTCCAAGATAAAGATGGATTCCTTGAGGGCTGCGAGCGTTTCGTCCTCGGCCTTCTTCGCTGCTTCGACTTCCGCCTTGAGACCTTGCCGGGCCTTGTCTGCGTGGATCATGTCCTCCAGAGCATCCCGCTTCCGTTCAAGCTCACGCATACTCTCCCATAGTTCGGAGACGTCAACCGGTTCGATGGCGGCCAATTGCCCCTCAAGTTCCTTGCGCTTAGCGACCAGCACCGCATGCTCAGCCCGCAGTTCTTCTTTGCGTTTCTCTTTGCTGTCGGTGACCGCTTTGACGGCTTCCTCGTCCAGTGGACGCTGGCATGTCGGACAGGTATCTTCGATCGGCTCGTTGTAAACCTTCATGTACCGGTCTTTGGCGGACTCTACTTGCTTCTGCGCCGCCATGAGTTGCGCCTGAACCGCGGCCCGATTGTCGTTGGCTTCCTTCGCTGCTTCAATCTGAGCGTTGATCTTCTGGATTTGTTCCAGCAGCGCCGCCGATTCGGTTTTTGCTGCCTCAATGTCATCCGGTGCAGCCGGCAGGCGGTCCAGTTGTTCACGGAGGGTTTTGGTACGGCTCTGATCGGCGATATGTTGCTTTTCAAGCTTTGATTTCAAGCCGCCGGTGCCACCATGGATTTTTTGGAGATCGTCAAGCGAGTGTTTCTTTGTCAAATCGTCCAATTTCGCCGCAGCTGGGTTGAGCGGGATGTCCTTCAGCTTCTGTTCCGGATTCGTCCGACTCATTTCGGCTAAAACTTCGGACTTTGCCGGCGGAGTGGAATACTTGAGAATCTGATCCCGCTGTTTAGTCCAATGCTGGGTGAAGAAATAACCCGGGTTATAAAGAGATAAGAACGTTTCTTTGTCAAGTAAATCGACTACTGCAGCCTCGAACTCTTTCGCCTTAGTCGGTACATCGTTGATGTAAAAATGATTGGTGCCCTTCTCGTTGATCTCCCGAGCGAATGTCATTTCGGCACCGTCCACTGTAAGCGTCAACTCCGCATATACTCGGCCAAACTCATATGTCGTTGGAGTTGGGTTAAAACGATTCCCCCAGATATCAGTACCGAAGAAGATCCACGCCGGAGCTTCCCCGAAGGTTGTTTTCCCCTCGCCGTTTTTACCTGACAGCCGAGTGATATCGCCATATTGTTCTTTCAGTTCCCGGATCCCGGCGAAGTTTTGAAGTTCAAGCCGGATGAATCTAATTTGCTTTGCCATTTGCTATCCTCACTTTCCGTGATATATTGGTCTTGGGTATTTACTTATTGACCGCTCCTACAGGGCGGCTTTTTTTCTGTCTACCTTCACGCCGTACTTTTGCTCTAACCGTTCCAGCTCACCAATCAACTGAGCCCTTGTTTGCGGGTCTTCCTCTGTTTGCAACCAATCCAGGGCGTACAGGTAATTGTTAAGGTCAATCCGGACAACAGTCGGCTGCCGCTCGTAAATGCTCTTTATGATAGCGGTTGGTATTTGTGGTGTTTCGGGCATCGGCATCCTCCTACAGTTCCGCAAGCTCTTGCTCCAGGAGCTTGATCTCTTCTTCGATTTCTTTCAGGATTGCTGCCTTTGCCTTTTCAAATAGTCGTAGATGGACCTGACTACTAATCTGAGGGCCGTTGTGATGGTGATTGCAAATTTGGATGTAAGACGACTTGCCTTCGCTATATTCAAGGAAGTGCTTCAATTCCTTGATTTTCCCCTTCAATTCCCGGGCTTTATCAACCCGCTCACCCATGTATTGCAGCGTTTTTTCGTCCATGGTTTTTCCTCACTTTCGCTTGATTTTTATTGCCCGTTCAATTCGATTTCGGCCGCCTTTTCCTGCAAACTCTTGAGCATCGAAGGAATGTTCAACCGGCTGATAATATCAGCGGATAGCTGCTCACGTAGATTCTTTTCAAGGGTGTTCAAAACGGTATCCTCCGCCCGCTGTCTCGCATTCGCAATAAGTGCTGCAAGTTTGTTTTCAAGCTCTTTCCCAAGCATGTTCCGAGCGAAATATTCGTGAATCGTATACTTGGCATCGCGTTCTGTACGATTTCCGCGTTCATCAAACACTTTCCGTTCAAGGAACTTTTCGTACTGTTTGCCTACATACTCACTGAGAGATAGCAACTTAACTTCTTCCCGCCACATTCCCGTTTCCCAAGGGATTTTGATGTTCTGAAGTTTCTCCTCAAAGATGGCGATGAGGAAATCGCCGGTGACTTTGTCAGCTGCTTCGGTGATTTTCGCCTCAATAGTCGACTGAACTTGCTTCTCGACCTTGCTTATGAGTCGATCCTGGAGGCCTCTAATCACTTCATTTTTGAGTTCGTCTGAAACTGTCCCGGTATCGGAATCGAACCAGTCTAATTCCAGTTCAACGGTCAATTTGTTCATCAAACATCGCTCCTTTTAGGCTCAAAGTCCCGATTTTGGCAAAAAAATAATAGGCTACTGATTTTCAGCCTCTTCAAGGTCCTCCAGATCATCACGGATCTCCTCAACATCTCCGATCAGATCGTCCAGCCCCGTATAAGCAAATTGTGATAATGTTTCGAGTATTGAATGAGTGCTGTTATAGACATCTGAGATGCCATCCCGCAATTTGCTCAGGGTCTCAACCACCTTCTCTGCTTTCTCTTTGACCTCAGTCACTGTCGCCATCGTCTTCCTCACCTCCTTTCAGGCCCTCCTCAAGCCGCTCATCGCGCTCTCGATTGTAGGCGGCCAGTTTATCCTCCTTCGGCGTTCGGCGCTCCTGCTCGCCCCACAGCGGCCGTGAGAAGCGGTCGAGTTCTACGCCGCCAGCCATGCGACCCAAACCCCGCGCTGTACCCGCCCGACAAAGTCGTCAAAGGTAATGCCGTAACGGGCGCCGATGTTGAAGTGGAGGAAGTATGTTCCGAGGCGATCAAGCAATTCGTCCGACATGAGGATCACCCCACAACTCCCGGAGTTTCTCGCGATTCCTGCGGTATTGTGAAAGCGCGAAGTCCGAAGTCACTTTATCGCCACGCATATCAGCATCCATCTTAACGCTTAGCCAAAACGCCATTTCTTCGCGGTAATCTTGCGCTAGATTCATGTACATTTCGCCTCCATCTCATCAAGTTTTGCGGAAAAGTGCTGGACCAGATCCATGTTGCCGATGACTTGCCCGGCGTATGCCGCTTCTTTGTATCCGTCGATCTTGTGGACCAGATCAGCGTTTACTTG